TTAAATTTGAGTAGGTTCCAAGACCTATTTCAAAGTCTGTTCCATCTGAGCAAGCATAATACGTTGTATTACCATTCCCAACGCCTGCAAAGCTGACAAAGCCATCTTTTGCTCCTGCTAAAGTGTAATTACCTGTGCCTGTGGTTGTGGTTGTTTCTTGTATCCTATCAGCAATAACAAGAGCCATGCTAGTCTCCTATTATGAAGGGTCTGGTATTCCTATATCTAGTGCCGCAACAGCAAAAGTATTTCCGCTAGTTACCGATTGCGAGGAAGCTAAAGCTCCTGTTACTAATAACCTACTATTATTTGTGTCCGTTATTGCAAAATGCGTGGCTGCGCCAGTGCCAGTAACATTAGCGCCCGAAATTGCGGCTAATGTAACTTTACGACCACCGCCAGTTCTGTCGGCTGGGGGGCTTATGCTGATACTTGTAGAATTGCCTAATGTATGCGTAGACGTTGCTTCCGCATATGTAGTTGATTCTTGCGAGGTAATATCTACCCTTGTTGCTTCTGTATCTAGCACCGTTAGGCCGTTATCCAGTACTCTGTCTGCTATACTTGCCATTAGTAACTCCTTATCTTCATCCTGCGACCAGAGCCGCTAGTTTTTGAACGCTCACTTTCGATATTAATATCATTAATTGCCTTTTGATACAAGGCTGCCCATGTGTTAGCACGAGTATCTTCTTGTAAATATGGCGCTGAGTGAACTAAAGAACCATAAAGATAAGCATCAGGAAAATTTTCCAGAACCCAATTCGATGTATTTGAAGAATTTAATTTATCAATTTTTTGATAATAAAGAATTTCTAAAGTATAGGTCGCATCGGGGGATGGGAACACCTCAATGCTACCATCAAGTATAGCGAAGTTTACTGGCCTACCGCTTGTATTAAGGCTTTTCTCTCTAAGGCTAGATATTTGAAAAGCGTTAACCATTTCTAGAGTATTTGTATTTGCTGTATTTAATGACATACGAATAGGCTCTAGAAAGTCTGGGGGTAAAGCTGTGTATTGTGTATTAAGCTCTGCTGTAGCACGCTTTTCCATACGCCAATGTCTAACTTCCCTATTCATAACAGTTTCAGCAAGTGTAATAAAATCAGGTATTACCGCTGCTAAATCATCTCTATTTAAAAAATCAGCAACACTAGTTTTTAGCTCATCATAAGTCGTTAACGCCATCTAACAATTCCATCTTCTACGAGCAGCTTTGCCACGTTCACCTGTCCAACCTTTAGACCTAGCGCAAAATGACTTCTTACGAGCCTTATCTTTTGCAGTTAAATTTTTCTTTTTTGTTACAGCCGTTTTTAGTTTCGACTTTGGGTTTTTTCTTCTATGTGCCGCAACACCTTTTGCGGTCATGCCAGCACCTTCTTTTACCGAACGGTAATTACGACCCTTACCTTTAGTCGTTTTAGGTATGGCTTTTTCTCGCTTTCTTGGCATTACTGTTGAGCGGATTTCATTTCCGCTAACTGCGATTTGTAGTTAAAGTACATATTTAGTAAGGCTTCTTTTGGTAATGTTGTGCCTAATTTATTTTGCATACTTTCTGAAAATGCTGCGAAATCAGCTTCTTCTCCAGATGACGGTAAAGCATTTCCACCGCCCATTTGCGCTCTTGGATCAGCAGGCATATCATATGTTGGACCCATAAAAGGATTAGAGACAGGTTGCCTAAAGCTCATTTCCTGAGCATTCATGGGCGTAGTGTTAGGCTGTCTAAAGCTCATTTCTTGAGCATTCATGGGCGTTGTGTTGGGCTGAGTAAAACTCATTTCCTGAGCATTCATAGGCGTAGTGTTAGGCTGAGTAAAACTCATTTCCTGAGCATTCATAGGCGTTGTGCTAGGTTGAGTAAAACTAGCTTCCTGATTTGCCATAGCAGCATCGAAAGGTCTAGCTTTTGGTCTAGCCACCGCCTGTACAATAGGAGAAGTATTTGGGCCAACAAACATACGCTCACGCTGAGATCCGTATGGGTCTACACCAATAGCGTTTAATACTCCGCTTAATGGGCCACCAGAAAACTCATCACCTCTGGTATTTTTGCCCCCACCATCAATCATGTCTATAAAAGCAGGAACATAACTTTGGTTTACTTCGTCAAAATAACCAAAACTTTTATCTTTATTAGCCGACCTACGGTCTTCTGCTGAAGCTCTTTCGTATCTAGCTCCGCCTTTTCCAGAACCAAGACCGCCAGACCTTGCTGTAGCTCCACCGCCAGATCCGCCACCGCCTGAATGTCCACGCATAGACGCAAAATGACCAGCGTGAGGATTGTCCATACCTAAAGCTCTGTAATGAGCCTCAACTCGCTGCATATGTTCTTCATTAGCCATTACTTCTTACCCTTCTTTTTAGATTTTTTCTTCTTAGGACGCTTCTTAGCTGTCTTTGCTGCATCTTTAAAGTCTTTATCAGAAGGTGCGCCTTTTGCGTCTTTCTTACGCATTTTCTCACCAGAACCAGCTTTAATTCTAGCCCTCTTTTTAGCAATGTTCCTATATAAAGACATTATTTTTTCTTAGCTTTTTTAGTTTTTTTCTTTTTCTTAGTCGTTTTTTTAGGAGGTCTACCCATTGTAGAACCATAAGTACCCTTACCGCTCGGCATAATCATCTCCTTTATTTTTCTAAACACATACCACATTATGCAATCCCACGCAAATTGCGTTTTATGTCGCCTCGCCAGCTAGAAAATGCTCCAGATAATGCAGTTGCAGCATCACTTGCCATCGTTAAACAAAGCGCATCAGCTAAGTCAGGTGACGCTAATCCACGCTTACGCATCTCATCCTTACTTTCAGCTTTCATCTTACCACTAGACGTAAAGCTATATCTAATACCTGTCAATTCAGCTAATAACTGATCGTCTTTCGGCAACTTACAAGCACGATCCTCAAACCAGCCCTTAGTCTTAAACCATAACTCACTACGCAAATTTAAATATGTAGCGCCCATACTAGGCGCTTCTGCAACATTAACACCACGAACAGGCAACTCTAGCTCACGCAATCTATCAACAACACCAGAACCAAGACCAATACTATCCACAAGTATCTCTCTAGGCCGTCTGGATGGCTGTAAACCTTCATATTCTGCGACAACACGACCAACAGTCTGCATCAAATCTAAACCAGACCAAGACCTCAGTTCAGTCACAATAGAACCCTGACGCTTGCACAACGCAGTTTTATCATTGCCAAACCTACTAACATCCAAACCCCACACACTAGGCAAGTCCTCATCACCCTCAACATCACGATGTATTGCGTTTTCAACTAAGTGATAAGGTATGATTGTATCATCGTCAGCCTGTGGAAATTCACCTAACACTCTGATTCTAAAGGCATTACTGTCTTCACCATAGCGCAATTTCATTTCTTCAATAAATTCATCACTTACCAAAGGGCTTTCAATGCATGACCAACGCCTAGTCCACCAGCTATCAGCAAGCCTATTCTGGCTCTCAAAAAATGTACCACTAGATCTAGTAGGGTTACTTAACATAATCGTAGTCGCATTATGACCAGACATAGAACCAGCAGCAGCTTCAAATACTTGCTCAGGCACACCAGATGCCTCGTCTACAACTAACATAACGTGTTCTGAGTGTACTCCTGCCAAAGCTTCTGGCGTTTCTGCCCTTGAGGTTCTAGCCGAAATAAACATCTCACTAGGGGCAGAAGTATGCTCAACACGATCAGACTTTACATTCAACACATCGTGAAACGCAGGCGGTAACTCATTAATCCAGCGCTTCATCTCAGCAAATAAAGCATCAAATAACTGGCTAGAAGTAGGCGCAGTTACGACAACTTTATTCGGATAATGCATTAAGAAATACCAAAGCATAGCCCATGACGCAGCCGCGCTCTTACCAGTTCCATGTCCAGAGCGAATTGAAATTTTTCTTTCTCCATCAGCAATAGCCTGCAAAAACTCAGCCTGATAATCTAACGGCTCTAACCCAAGCACCTCTCTCACAAACAATGTTGGATTTTTAGCGTAGCGCTGGGTAAACTCAATCATCGTATTCTGAGATAAGTCATTCATGGTCAATAACCTTCATCTTACGCAGCGCATCTAAATGCAAATCACCAATGTTAATCTGGATGTTTTGCTGACTGCCGCCACCATAACGATTTTTGTTTAAAGATGAAGCTATAAAATTATGCTGCTGCGCTAAACCTTTAGCAATGCCAATATCAACCTGATTAACATTACCCTCAGCAACGTCACGATCACCGTTTAAGGCTTCTTTAACCTCAGTGTCTCGCCTATCTTTAATATCGTTAAGAGCTTCGAACGCAGCATCAGCATGAGCATCAGCCACTAAATGCTCTATCTCTCGTATAGCGTTGCCATACTTTTCGTCTTTCATCAAGTTACGTCTAAAGTAGCCGCGATCTAAATCTAGCTCTTTAGCAATCATAGGAATTGTTTTGCCAGCTAACAATTCTCTCTGCAAAGCCTCAACGCCACCTCTTTGGTCAAGTTCGGATAAAGCTTTTTTTAATTTTGGTTTACCAGCCATATTCTTTCCGCAAAAGTTATGTTCAACATACTACAATTATTAATTATTAATGCCTATAGGCATTTTAATAAATAAATAATCTTAAGTATAGGTATGTCTTATTAGCTTTAAGCCCTTTAAAATATAGAAAATATTAAAATATTAGCAAAATATCTGCAAAATACTTAGGATTTTGATTTTCCTAGTAATTCCTAAATTCCTAGTAGGGGTAAAGGGGGGTGTTGCGAGAGAAAATAATAAAAATCAGGGAGGTAAAATTTTATTAAACAACACCCAAAAAATTTATAGCACAGATTTTACTGTATGGGAATGTAGTTATAGCATAGGTAGCTGCAAATACTTTAACGGGGGGGGTAAAAAAATAGATCTCATTTGTATACAATTGTTCGCCATTGTTCAACATTAGCCAGAAATAGTACAATGCAAAACTTAAATGGGGTTCGGTATTGAGTTAAACAATATTTAAACATTGCGAAACATAGTTGAACCATTGTTTTGATTTGTACTTAATTTGAACATTGGAAAACATTAGCTTGTGTTTTGTATCGCATTGTATTATTCGCGTGCGCCCGCGCCCAACCTTGTGCTTTTGTATCTGTTCGGTCGATTTTTGGCATAATCCAAACAATGGCGAACAATTGTATACCGAACGTCAAAAATTGGTCAAAAATCGCTGAGAGCCAATATAAAGCTCGCTGATAGGCCTTGTTTGCTTTGGTATAGTTTAGGTCACAAAAAAGCCTTTCCCCTACTTACAGAACAATTACCTAATATTACCCAATATTTACTCAATATTATATAAATGCTTGTTAATATCGGTTGATTGCTTATAATAACTGTATTAACCGCGCACTTACTGATTCGCGCATAAGCAAAAGGAAAGGCTAACAATGAGACAAGTTTTAATAAAGCAAGTAAAACAAGGTCATGGTTTCAAGCGTAAAGAAAACGCAAAGCATGAATTCATCCGCAACCATTACAACCCTAAAGACTGGTTTGGTCCTGCTAATTATTCATGCACTAATTATGACACTGGAAATGAGATATTTCTTAAACCGACAACTCTAGTTTGGGTGGATTGATTATGGCTTATGCATATGTAGTTAGAGGTTATGACGACGGTGTAATAGCCGTTTTCACCAATAAGAAAAAAGCGATTGCTTGTGGCATTAATTACACAAAATCGGGTCAAAGTGAGCATGAGCAAGGTAACGAAATTGAGGTAGATTCTCGAGATTGGGTGACATTTATTGGCAACCATTCAAACGGAGCAGAAGTAGAAAAATATCATATTAATTGTGAATATTGATATTAATGACCAGCCTATAATCTAGGCTGGCATTTAATACCAATTAAACAAAGGAAAGGTTAACAAATGCAAAATAAATACCAAAACTTTAAAGCGTATCTGGACAAATTAGAACGCGACTCCGAGCGTGATTTTTTTGATGAATTTGATCATTTATCATTGCAAGATAATGACCAGCTAAAAAGCGAGGGTTTAACAAATGACTTTAACTAAAACCCAAATAGCCGCAAATGCTGGAAAAACATTATTCCAGTATCGCGTTAAAAAAGCTGATAGTTCGCTAATGGCAAAAACGGAAAAGCTCATTAAAAAGTCAACTAATGCCAAGCTAGGTAAAAAGGTGAATAAGGGCCATTATAAAGGCTTTCCAATATTTACTTTGACTTTAGAAGAACGTGCGACTTGCCCTAAATCATGCGTTCACTGGCTAGACTGTTATGGTAACCATATGCGCTATGCATACCGATATGAGGCTGGCCCAGCACTTGAGGCAATGCTAGAAATTGAGCTTGCAGAATTACAGCGTAAACACCCTAAAGGCTTTCTAGTTAGATTGCATATTTTAGGCGATTTTTACAGTGTTGGTTATGTCGCTAAATGGGCTGGCTGGTTAGGCAAATTTCCAGCCTTACACGTTTACGGCTATACAGCTAACCAGCCCAGCGCAACGGACAAGCTTGAGCGCTCAATAGGTCAAGCAATCCTAAGCTTAAGAGACAATGCCAACGGACGCTTTGCCGTTAGATTTAGCGGCAATTTTGATGATAATTTTTCTGCAAATAGTTTTGACGATATTAGATCAAAACAGGCAATAGAAAGGAAAGAAGCTATACTTTGCCCAGAACAAACCAAACAAGTAAATTCTTGCGCTGATTGCGCGGTTTGCTGGGTAGCTCAAAAGCCTGTAATATTTCAGACACACTAAGCTTATTAATGACCAGCTTATTTATAGGCTGGCATTTCATAAGCTTGCTATAAGTTTATGGTTATCTATTTAAAAAAGGAAAGGCTAAACAATGGATAAAAAAGAAATATTAAACAGAATGAAAATGTTTTCCGAGCGTACTATTGACAACGGTTGCTCTGAAGCTGAGGCAATGCTTGCCGCGCAAAAACTAAGCGAACTACAGGCTAAGTATAACGTATCCTTAACAGAACTAGACGTTCAAGAGATGGATTTCGAAATAAACTATTTTGAAGCTGGTAAACGTAAACACCCTGTTGTCTGCTCTTTAAATGGCATTAGAGACTTTTGCCAAGTTGAAATTTTGATGCATAGTTACACTAGGCGAAATGACGACACGAGCGGCAATATTTCATTTTTTGGCGCACCTCACAATGTTCAAAATGCTTTGTACATGGTCAATCTGATTAAAGCGACAATGGAACAAGAATTCGCACAATTTAAAACGCAATGGGAATATCAAGATTTGCGTATGAGGCATCACCCACAATCGATACGTTCAAACTTTCTCAATGCTATGGGCTATCGTATAGGCGATAGATTAAAAAGAATGGCTAAGGACGAAAACCAGCAAGTTAAAGAGCAGTCTAGCACTGGAACTGATTTAGTCGTTTTAGCTGGTCAAAAGAGAGACTTGGAGCATCGTAAAATGTTTCCAAGAATCGGAACGGCTAGAGGGCGTCATTCTGGAAGCGGTTCTGCGGCTAGTGCTGGCGCGGCGGCTGGTGACAGAGCTAGCCTTAGTCGTGGCGTAGGTTCTGGAAGCTCTGGAGGCACGCTGAGACTGAGCTAAGACATTACTGGTGACCAGCCCTTGCTAGGGCTGGCATCCAGTGCTGTTATAGGCGCTAAAAGCTAAACAAAAGGAAAGGCTAAGAATATGAGTAACCGCGAAATTATTTGGTACGCTTTATCACGAGGGCTAGTGATTGCTCTTATTTTCATTTTACCTATGTTTATCTGATATTAGCTAAATGTTTGTGATATCATTTTAAACGTGGTACAATTCGAATCGTGGCAGTTAGTGAAGCTCGTTAAGGACTGTTTGAATTATAGCAAATTAATTCGATTAGTGATTAAACCTCAAGTAGCTGGCTGTCACATAAAAAGGAAAGGAAAGGCTAATGGTTACTATTGACGAAAAACTTTATTATAGTGGGCGTTTTATCTCTTTAAGTCGTGAGGATATAAACAATCCTTTGCACCCTAATTTATGGGCTGATTTATGTGGCGATCTAGACCTTAACCCAGAAACAACAGACTCCGTTGATTTGAAGGTTGTTAAGGTTAAAGTGACGGATCTTTCATAATGAGATATTTACCTACTTTAAACCTTTGGACGCCCAGCGTTCAAGACGCTATTAAAAGCGGTCAAATCAAACTACAGCGCGGTCAATGGTTGCGATGTGGCACTGAGGGCAAGCGCTGTCGCTTTGTGGGCTTTTTAAATGGAAGGAAGCCCAGCGATAGGTCAATTTGGGTTTCGCATTGGCAAGGTAGTTCAAAAGCTACTAACAATCATTTTTTAAATTGCGTTGATGCTTACACTGCGAGGAACGCGCGATGAAGTTAAGAAATGTTAAGCTTAATTTACCGAATAGATATATTTTATCTGTTTCAAATGAAATGAACGAAAAGGTCCATGATGGTTTAGTTGAAGTTGCTTTACTTAATCCTGACAAAGATTTTGTTAATACTTGGCTTTGGCTGGGTTTGGATGATGGCTCAGAAATACCTGACAATTACCCTGACGTTGAACGCTTTTTAAGCGCAAGGCATTTACCAAGAGTTATTCAAAAAGCTTACGGTTATGCAGAAAGGAATAGCGATGAAAAAATATGAATTCTATTTAGAAGGCGAGAACGGTCTTGATTTTGGCATCATTAGGGCAACTGATGAAAAGGATTTGATCAGGATTTTAAAGGAAGACTTTCCGCGTGATATAGGCGCTGATGGTTTTTACAACTGCCCCACAACTGGCGATGAGATCGCTATAGATTGGAGCTTGTGATGAGACACAATTTTAATGGCTATTCTTTTCATCCTGATGAATTAAACGAGCTACCATTAAGTGATTTTGAAAAGGGATACCTGACTGCTGTATATGACACGGTAGTAGAGGATGAAGCTAAGGAATATCACGATAAATACCCAGAGGAAAATTTTTGGTCTAGGTGTAATATTGGTAAACGTGAATTTGATTTATGCGTATATCTTTTAGATGATAAAAAGGTGTGTTTGGTTTACGAATGCTACCCTGAGATAGACGGCATGGGCAACCCTACTGGCGCTTACAATACTGATACCTCACTTGAATATTATCTGAAGGAAGAAAAGTGATGCTATTAATGACCAGCCTTTTACCTAGGCTGGCGTTTAATATCATTTTAACAGCAGGAAAGGCTAAAGCTAATGACAATGATAGCAAACTACCCAACTAAAAAAGAGCTTAAAGAGAATATCGGCAAGCCCTTAAAGTATACTGAAACATCTTTATTCGGCAATGAGCACACGCCTAATGGTGAATTTGCAGTGTGCAACAGACCTCACCTAACAGGCTTTAAGCGTGAATTCTTCGCGTCCGTTATAATGGAAAACGGGCTAATTAAGGCCGTTAAATGAAGCTTTACGATTTACCGCTAAACTATGCGATTTACGGTAACACTGACAGCGCAGGCGATATTGAAGGTTATTCTTTAGTTGATTGGCGAACTGGTGATCACGTTTTAGATGATGATCAGATAGAAAATCTATTTATCGCCTACGCTATATGTCTTAAACGCATCGCGAAAATTAGGCGCGATAAAATAAAAAGGAAAATGCATTGATTAGCATTTTAGAAAAATTGAAACTTGAGCCTATAGGCTTTGCAGTCGTTAAGATAAACAACCTTAACAAGGTAAGCGTGTGGGCTGTCATTGATGAGCTAAGGTCAGGCGATCATATCGAGATACTTGGCTTTGCTAAAGAACTGCATAAGGCTGAACTGATAAGAGATAAAATTTTATTTAACAGCGCTATTGCTGAATCTGAAACAATTTTAGAGAAAGGAATAAACATTGATAAGCGGTGATATATCAGTTGATTTTTACTTAGCTGACTTAGACGTACATTTTACGTTTAATGTCGATTTTAACCAGTTGGATTTACCCAATACACACGTTCCAAGCAATGAGGTTATAGAGCAAGCTGTTTATAAGCTTATGAGGAACACTAGCCACGATATTGAGGATATTGAGCTTAATTTAACTGTCGATGAGGATGAGGGAGAATTATAATGCAGATAACTTTATGGCAAAGTGAAGTAATGGAAGCTATTACAGCGCATTTAAAAAAGAAAAAAATAGAGTTTAAAGTTGATGACTTTGACGATGTTTGGATTGAATTCCAAGAGCCAGTTTGGCGCGAGAAAAAACACAAAAATGGCAAAACTGTTATGAACGAATATGGTTTTCCAAAAAGAGAAATAGAAAAATATGAGACTGTATCTCATTCTTTTTCTGAGGACGCTGAATTTCGTATTTACACTCACTTTGCGGATGAGGACGAATAAATAAGCCTACCTTTCCTTTAGGTCAACTTAGCTCTGCTTCGGCAGGGCTTTTTTTTGCGCCTTTGCCATGTTTCCAGCGCAACAGGTTAAGTATTTCTGCGCTGAGGTGGTGTAGCTCATCATTTTCTATTAGCCCCACCAGTTCGCCCTCATAATAGATCTTAAGCCCATTATCGTATACAGCCCACCTTAACGGTTTTTTCGTATTTCCATTAAACGCCATTTTATAGCCCTTACCTGTTCATCGTTCCATTCAGGCAAATTAATGCCTAGCACACGCCTACGGTTACCAAATCCGTATAATTCTTCTTCGGTATTAATGCTGGCTAATTTTTGCTCAAATGTCTGCAAAAATTTAATCTTACTGGTTCCCTTTTTAAATTCCTTAGCAGAACCATTTTTTAATTTTTCTTTTAACCAATTTGAATAGTCCAACGAAAGCTCCCAACATTAATATTATTAATTATTAATGCCTATAGGCATTTTAATAAATAAATAATACAAATAATTTATGTTCATTTTGTTAATATTTTCTTTATAAGTTGCTGTTTTTACACATTAAAACGGGCTACTAGACTCATTATGTTTGCCCTCTTTATCGCAAAACCATACTTTATTGTCATTTATAGCTATATGACCCTTATCAACCAGTGAATCGAACGTCTGTTTATATGCAGTGTCAGAGTTTTTATGGCTTCCTAATTTACCTAGAAAATGCTCCTTTATCTTTTTATTTTCTATGCACCAATAAGTACCGCCTTTAGGCCAGCCAACGCCAGATGGATTTTTCTCCCCAACGCCCTCACCTCTAAGCTGATAAAATGCCTGCTTAAAAAGCACTTGGTTTTTACCCGAAAGTTTAGGCCTTTTAGCCTCTTTTACCTCATCCTCAGTCGGCTCACGAATTGTACAGGTGGTAATATCGTCACCATCCTCATCAATACCCAAGACTTCACGACTAAGTAAAAAGCTTATCGTTTTACCTGTTTCCATATCTCTCTGCTTTGTCGTTGTAGCAGTTCGCATTCCTACGTCTTCATTATTGGTTATTTCTATCTCAGTATCAGTGCCTGCCTTTTGAGCTGAACTACCTCTTAATCCTTTTGACGGGTCTTTACCTGAATGACCAACCAGCATAACGTGTATGCCCGTTTCCGCTCTTAAAATATCTAAATTTGTTAAAAATCTAGCAAAATCGGAATTACTATTCTCATCAAGTTGCCCCTGAGTGGCTCTAGATATAGTATCAACGATCAATACCTTAACTGGTTCATATTTTTTACCAATTATTTCAATTAACGATTTTACCTTAGCCATGTCATCTTCATTATTAAAAAGATTAATAGGTGCGGCCCTGACAGCAAGATTAACATCTTCAAAATCGCTGTACTTATTTCTTAACGCGATTAAACGTGCGTTAAACGCCTGACCACCTTCGGTCTGCAAATATAAAACAGCACCACCTCTGACCTTGTTACCCATCCAGCTTTGTTTTGCGGCAATGTGATAAGCCATATCCATACAAAAGAAGCTTTTACCCACATTACTAGCACCATAAACAATGCTCATGCTGTTTTCGCTTAACCAGCCTTTAACAATGTAATTTAATGATGTTTGAGTTACGGCCTGATTTGGAAATATAACCTCATCTAAAATGCTTTGTGGTCGTAAGGCTTTGATTAAAAAGTCTTTTCCTCTGGCAACCCAAACATCATTCCAATCTAGGCCTTCACTTTTAGGAACAACAAATTCAATGCCATGCTCCTCTTTAGCCTTATTGCAAGCTTTCAAACCAGCCTCATCATTATCACCAGCTATGGTAAATTCTGTTTCTGGTTTTACCGATTTTAGCTCACTGACAACATTTACAACATTACCAGCATTTAAAGCATGAACGCACGGCACTGATGTTGCCTCATATATTGATGCAGCAGTCGCAAAGCCCTCAGCAATGTAAGCTTTATCCTTAATCACGCCACCAACAACATGAAAACAGCCTTTATATTGCAAACCAGTGTTAAATTTCTTTTGACCCTGCCCATCGATGTACTGGTAACCTTTTATGTCACCATCTTTATTAATAACTGGTATTTTTAGTTTACCATTATCAATTTTAGCGCCATGTTGCTTAATTCTTTTTAAAGACAAGTAGGGGTGAACATCCTCAACTTGAAATTTAGGCACTTGTGAAAAATCTTCTCTTTTTTGCGGCTCGAACTTAGGTAACAATCCCTGATCCCTTAAAACTTTAGTTATGCCTGAAAAATCTTCGCATTTTCGACAATTTACACGAACCTCACCATGAAAGTCGCTAATCCAGAATCTATCCTTACCGCCACAACATGGGCAAGCCCCATGATATTCTTTTGGGCTTACTTTTTTTAGATCTAATGACTGGATTATACCCTCAGCATACTCTGACCAATATGCTGTATATGACTTGTTATTATTATCTATATATTGTACCATTTTACTCGAATACTCCGCATGGATATTTACATAACTGCTAGACCTACTTTTATTAGCCTTTCTGTAGGTTTTAACTTATAAGCCCCACTTTAACAGTGGGGCTATTTTTTTGCTTAGAATGGGATTTGATCGTCAAAGAATTCCGAATCATCAGACTTCTTATCTTCGCCCTTATCGGGCGCAAGCTCAGTTTCCTCATCGTCATCAGTTTTAGGCTGATGCCCATCAGGTGCGTCACTAGCCTTAAAGCCGCCCTCTTCAGCCTGAAAGGGTGACGGACGCTCCATAGGGGCAGCTAACTGCAATACCTGAACATCAGTTAGCTTTAGAGTAATACCCTGCTGTGAGCCGTTCTTATAGCCTTTGATGATGAACTGACAATGCATATCACTGTTAGTTGTTAGAGCAAAGTCTTTCGCTAACCTTTCGGCGGCGCTATCCCATTGCTTAACGACAGTTTTTTCATCGCCATATGTTGGCAACTTCATTTTGCAATAACCTCTGCCCTCATTATCCTCATCTAAAGGTAACCTAAATTTCTTAGGGTCTTTAATAGGCTTGTTTTCTTGCTGGCGCTTTTCACAAAACTCTTTCCAGACTTGCTCACATAGTTTCTGCAAATCTTCATAAGCATCATTTGAGATAAATGCGTCACAATAAAAAGCGGCATTATCCATTGTAGCATCGCAACCGATATACCTATTATCTGGATCACTCCAAATGTAAGGCTGGTTCATTTTCGGGTATCTAGCTTTTACGTTTTTTAGTTTATGTATCATGTTAACCTTTCTACATTTCATCCATTACTTCATCTTCAAGATAGCTGGGCAAATGAATAACATTTTCATCGGGCCAGCCAGTGCTAAATTTACCTGATACTTGAGCATCAAGTAATTCAGCCATTGCTTTGAACATCTGCTTTTCAGCATATTTCAAATACAATTCGCTTAGTGTGTGTTTTGTACAGATACCTGTATCTTTACACACTGCAAAAAAGATAAACCTATCTACTGTCAAACCTATTGATTTGCAGCACATCATATAGAACACAGCCTGAACGCCATAATTCCAGTTTTTTATCTCTTTTGAAAAACCATAAGGGCTGACATTGAATGTGGTTTTAATATCCATCAATGTCGCCTTTTTATTCTTTTTATCTAACAGCATACCGTCAGGTCTGCATTTTACAGATAAGCCAGTGTTTTCGCATTCTCCAAACACACTAACCTCTGGAAGAAAATTTTTATGCTTTATAAAATCTTGCAAATCAGTGTTAGTGTGTAAGGCGACCTCAGCTAGCTTTTTAGCTTGATCGTAAGTTCCCTCTTTTAGCAAAATTTTACCATCCTTAGCCGCCTGATCTTCCATTTCAGCCCAAGCTTTTCTTTGCAGTTTATTTGGTAAGCCGCGCATAAATTCATTTTTCTCTGGCTCCAAAATAAATCCATGAACTGCGCTACCTAATAGCATAGCTTCAGTTGGCTCTTTGCGAGGCTCATCTTGTTTTAGCGCCCAGTGTAAGGCTGAGTTTTTAACAACCTCTTTTATATCTGATGAACTAAAGTGAGGATAAGTGTCACTATCGTGATACTGCTCATTGGTTAAATTACGCTTAAATTCCATTGTTTAGCCTTTCTAACTATTCCAATTCTCTCTAGCAACGTAGCAAAAAGCTTCCCAATTAAGTTCAACCTTTAAACCTTGCTCTGTGTTATCCCTCATCAAATGCTCAAGCCTCATTACAACTCTAATTGGTTGTCTATCAAACTTGTACACTAAGACAGGCTCTTTATTAGCAACCTTAGCTGCCTTATCAACCTGATCCCACCAGCTTTGCGACCAGCTACCCTTCTTATACCTTTTACATTCTATAGTATAAGGGAAGCTGTCATCGTCTATAAGTATATCGCCCCTATCCGCAGATCTATACTGTTCTAGATCCCTCTTTGCCGCCTTTACATTTAGATCGTCCTGCAAAGCGTTGCATATAGTGCGCTCAAAACTAGCTCCTTTTTGCCTGCCGTTAACCATATCACTTATTATGCCCGACAGGTTCCCTTGCCTTAGAAAAGTTATATTTAACTAAATCCTCTTCTAAGTTTCCGTAGAGCATATATTGCTCAACCAATACACTTTTAGGAATGCGAGTTACATTGCTAAGAAAGTCCAATTTCTCAACCATACTTTCCCTCATCCTCATGCATTGCTGCACTGTTTTTTGTTTATCTGTCATCGTAACCTCTTTAAAAAAAATTGACACTATTGCATTTAGGGAATATTACCTTATATGTCAAGTCCGTGCAATAATATAATGAAAGGTTAAACAAATGAAACAGAAGTTAGATATTAGACAGGTAGCAATTATACGCATTATTAGATCAGGGCATGGATTGGGAAGATGTATGAAGACGCTCGATGAGGTTTTTATTCCAAAGTCTATGGTGGATCAATTTAATTTAAAACTGAACGCTACTTGCTTTATTGAGGTTATACATACTCCAAAAGATGAAATCCAAAGACTTGAGGGTTCAGGTAAGCTCCATAGCGAGTATAAAGCTAAGGTTATTTATGATAAAAGCAGTCCGTTTATCCATTTAATGGATCAATTTTCAGTTAAGGGTTTGGCTGGCCTTGGTGAGCTTGCTCCTCAAAAAAATGTTAATGTTATTGATTGGGATGAAGCTATTTTAGCAGTTCTTCAGTCAGAACAAGAATTTTTTACTAGCTTTGAAGTAATGGAGCAAGTTGAAAGAAAATATGATGCTATTGGTTCTAATAAAGATATAACTAGCAAACTTACTGGGCTTCACATGAAGGGTAAAATTGCTAAACTCTCCCTTACTGTGGACGGCAAGCAAGATAAAGTTTCGAAACTCGCTTGGTGCGACAGAAGAATAGCTATGGATATATATAAAAAATACGTTTTGGGTTATGGAGATGAAGATGAGAAAGCTTTGCACACAGTGCAATAATAAAGGCTACATTGAGGTAGAGGTGGTGCATCCAGTTATTTTTTTACCTAGCATTGGATACATCACTAAACATAAAAAACTTTGCGAAGGGTGTAACAATGGAACTGAAGCCAGAAGACAGGAATCTGAGAGACAGCTTAAAGAGGGAGATACAAAGACTGGAGCCAATGGCGCTATCAGTTAATGCAGAGCCAAAGGTTAAGCAGCAATATAAAGATGCCAAAGATGCTATGGAAACTCTTGTTGGTAAGCTGCAAGCAGAGGGCGTAAATATATGAGTACGCACACGTTAAAGGCTAACAGGCGTCACCCAGATGCAGACAGAGACTGTATACAGGTGGGCCACATAACTTTTGAATTTAGCAGAAAGAATAAGACTTTTTCATTGAAAGCTTGTGAAGCTGTAAATGCAAAAGATCGCAGACCTTTATTTACAGGGTTTATTGAGAAAGGCATGGATGCAGAGCTAAGACGGCTTGCGTCTGTTTTTAGGCAAATATCGGAGGAAAATAATGACTGAAGAAGAAATTGGTAAAGCCATGAAGAAAATGGCAAGGCTGGAAAAAGATAAACAGCGTAAAATGTTGCATGGAACTTCAAAAAACATAGCAGCGGAAAACAAGTTTAGGCTTTTAAATAATAATGGGAAAAGAGTTCGTGAGGAAACCAAAGGTAAAACTAATACAAGCAGGAGAAGTATAAGGCCAAAGGCTTCCTCTAGAATTACAATATCATAATCTGGGGTGTAAACAATCGAATATTTTACATTATTAACACTTATGTATTACATGAATGGGCATCCTCAAGAGGCAAAGATTTGGTTTGCTAGTGAGGATGATTGTTGGAGCGTGTTAATGCAAAACGATACGCTTTACGATCAGATTAATGCAGAGGCAGGCTTTTGTGATGTATCAGGGATACCATCAAAGATAGTTAAGCCTAAGATTAGGCCGCAGTAAGCCACTCATAAATCTTTTTAGTTTGTTCTATACGATCTTTAAGGCCATGCGTGCCACCATTTACACGCTTGGTCACAGCCTTGATTGTATCATCATCAACGCCCTTGTCACATATACTGAACAGCTTGTTAGACCTGAAGAACCACAAGGCCGACTCAAAGGCGTATTCTTTTTCGAGCAACATGGGGTTTTCCATAACATCAGGTAAGCGCATATCAGATGCAAACGCTCTTACATTTGATTTGCCCGTGCATTGTAAAAATCCTTTTCCAGCGTACAGCCAACCGTCATTAGAGCCTTCTTCATTACCCATGCGCCCGTTATAAACTTTGTTAGCTAATGCTTCTGGGTTCTTTGTGTATGGCTGTGCAGCTTCTACAGATTTAAATCTACTAGGCCACACAGCCATTAGTCGCTCTGGGGTGCTGTAATACAATCCCTCTTTCGTGCGCTTAAAACCACCGCTTTCATGGTGAGCCTGACCCAACAGGTGCGCCCCACGTTTATCTGATAATTCATAATGTTTTGCAATAGCTCTGGCTGTGTTAGGACCAAACGATCCATC